CTACGTACATTTCACGTACAGTTTTTCAACTGCAGGCGGGGCCTGGGTTTCCAATCGCAGTTCGATGCTACCAAGCGCTTTTCTCTCTTTTTTCCCCAGCAAAACGTCTGTAACGCCTGCTAGATGATCAGGTGCCAAATGCATGTATCGCATGGTCGTCTTGATATCTGCGTGACCCATTAGTTTCTGTATATCGAAGACTGACACTCCCATCATGGCCAGATGTGAGGCAAACGTATGGCGCAAATCGTGAAAAGTTACCTCAGAAACCCCCGCATCATACTCTGCAGGCCCAAACCATTCCTGAACGATGTGGCCGTAGTCTGCAGGTAAAACTAGGCTATCCATGGAAAAGAAAGCGCGTTCTTGCATGATTCGAAATACCGCGTCATTCATGGGTACCCGCCGAATCTTTTTACCCTTAGTGTACTCATTGATCTGACGCGTCTTGCTGCAATAAGATCTTTTGACAATGATAAAGCGTCGCTCCAAGTCGATACAGTCTCTTTTCAGAGCCTCCATTTCTCCACGTCGCAACCCTGTGTAGACTGCTGTAGCAATGATGTCGTGCAGCTCCGGATCATTGGCTTTAGCCCATCTCAAGAACTTATCGCGCTCGTCAAATGTCCAAAAATTATAGTCTTGCTCAGGGACTTTAATTTGGGGAATAGCTTCCGCTGGATTTGATCGCAAATACTCCCAATGAACAGCCACATTGAAAATCGTATGTGCTAGACCAACAATATTGTTAATTGTCTTCGGTTTAATTCGTCCCTCAGCAGCCAGTTTACCCTGCAAGTTTGCAATATCGCGCTTGGTAACCGATGTGATGGGCTTATTTCCCCAAACTGGCACTAGATAGTCGCGCATGATCTGTCGATCATTCTTTAAAGCGCCTTCAGTCTTATGCACGGCACCGTAATTTCTGAGCCATATCTCTGTAAATTCTAAAAACGTTACCATCGCTTCATCATTTGATGGGACAGCCAAACATTGATCAGATTCGGAACCAACCTTTAAGGAAGCCTCAAACTGAACTGCATCAAATTTCCGACCAAACGTTTTGGCTCGATGCAGCTGGCCTTCTCGCCACCGAACTTCATAGGTACCGGCTTTGGTTTTTCGAATGCTCATACTAAACCTTTCGGGTGTTGAGCCATCGCAAAACCCTTGTCCACCTGTACTTGACACCATGCCGCAACTTCAGCATAGTGTCCGCAGGAAGATAACCTTCGTACCTCCATTTCCGTATTGTCCAAGTCGCAACACCTAGTCGTGCTGCAATCTCACTTGCCGTTAATAGTGTTTCTCCGTCTAGATTGTCAAAGAGCTGATTTGATCGAGATTCAGCTAAATTCTGAATCTGGTCTTGTGACTTTTTTATTCTATTATGTGTGGGTGGTGGAAGCGAAAGATCTCTTGGATGTTTAGGCATATTCAATCCTTAGCTAAAAAAGAAAGGCCAGGAGAGATACCCTGGCCGTCGAATTCACTGAGCGCAGCAAATTGCCGTCGCAGTTAGTTTTCCATCTGTGTTATTTGTACTTTCCCCTCTACACTGCCATCGATTGAATAGATATTTCCCTGTACCGGGGTTTATGGTGGGATCAATTGTCGGTGTATCCATCAAAAGTGGTCTCTTGCTGGATGCGAAGCATGAACCACCTGTAAGAATTGATGGCTTCGCAGTGGTATTGCAATCCGCAAACACGAAAAGCGATTGTGGATTTGTGCCCCCAGCGGCATCCGGACCAACTTCAGCAGTAACTGTCCTACACTCACGAAATCCGGAGGGACCCTGAGGACCAGGATCACCCTTTTCGCCAGCTGGTCCTTGCGGACCTACCGGACCAAAATCCCCTTTTAAACCCTGAGCACCAGCTGGACCAGCGGGTCCAGTTGCACCAGCGGGACCAGTTGCACCGGTCGCCCCAGTCGCTCCCGTAAGACCAGTATCACCTTTTGGTCCTCCAGGACCTTGATCCCCTTTTTCACCCTGAAAGCCGCGCGGCCCCCTGAGTTCCTCAAGGACTTTTTTGAACCCCCCGCAGTCGATGACACCGTCCACAATTTTACAGCTCTCGCCCTTGTCCCCTTTTGCACCTTGAAGTCCTTGCAGACCCTGAGGTCCTATTTCACCTTGGGGACCCTGAATGCCTTCGGGACCTCTGATACCTTGAGGCCCCTGAATACCCTGCAATCCCCGATCTCCTTTTGGCCCACGAAGTGTTTCAAGCGTCACGACGGAATCGCCACAGATAATGGAATCTTGGGTAATTGTGCAGCCTAGGCCCGTATCTCCTTTTGGACCTTGAAGACCTTGAGGCCCTCTCAGATTCTCCGTATCGCCGACCCATTGCCCTTGCTGGTTGATGATTGGCAGACCTCCAACGTAGAAAGAGTCAGCATTGAGTTTACCCTTGACGTTCATATTTCCCTTTTCCACATCAATGATGACTGCTGCCGGACACTTGTCGGGGTTGTTGCATGGACTATTTGCTGCTGGAAGACGTCGGATGACAATGTCACGACCTCTGGTCGCATTGACAAATTCGTTACTCGTCCAGATGTTCTCGTCAACAGGTAGACGCTTATCTGGGAATTCCTCCACTGCAAGAAGAATGGATGGTGAAATGAGACAAAAAAATGCTAAGGCTTTCATTAAGAAGCTGTTCCTTCAGTAGTTACTTTTGAAATGAATCCGTTATTGTCAAGCGAATGCTCGACGGAACTTATCAGCCACTCACGGTTCAGGAGTGGATGACGTTTCTCAATAGTGCAACGTCCGCCTGAGAAGAGAAGCGGATTGCCTGGAGTGGTAAATGTTAGAACAGTTGAAAGCCTTTTAAGTTTTCGGAATTTTGCTTCTGCAGCTGCTCGTGCCGATGCTTCGTCCTTCAACAGAAATTTTATCGCATAAACCTTTCCTTCCTTTCCAGCTAAAACGGATCGTTGCTTGGTGGGCCCGTGCCCATAGAAATACGCTTTAACACCTGAATAAATTTGCTCTTTTGAATATTTGAAATCATAGTCGACAATATGACCTATTTTTTCGGCTCTTATTGCTGTTCCGCCTGGAGTTTGAGAAGAGTCGCGGTTGTAAAAGATGAGATGATCACGCTGGATTTTGAAGAGATATTCATAGTGCTCGCCAATCCTTGCCAGGAAAGCAGCATCACTTTCGGTCTGATCCTCGTGAGGCACTTTTATCAGATCGCAGCTTTTATCGATGGAGGCCATCAGCCCGTTTTCCGTCGAAAGCTTCTTGATCACGTTGCCAAGTGTGTCTGGTCTCCATGATCTCTTCTTGGGTACCAATAAACTTGGAAAGCATTCCAGCACACTGGCTTCAATACTGAGTACGGCTGGAGGGCCTTTCAGGGAAATGGGTCTGATTGCATAGCGCCCCACATCAAAGAGTCTGCCGTCAAATCCGAGTGCCACCTCAAGCGTGGTTCCGGGTTTCGGTGGATCAATTGGAGGATCATCAAAAAGATGGATCTGTAGCGAGTCAGATTCAAGAGCCGAGCCGTCTTTGACCGTGAGATTGATAAGCCGCTTTTGAATTGCTGAGGTCAGGTCTTTGCCATCAGCTGTGATGCGAAACTGGGGAATCGTCAGTTGAACAGTCTCCCTGGTGTACTGACCTGAATAGGTTTGGGAATGTCGGGCAAAAGAATAGATTCAGCCTTATCAAGCGCAATCACACGGCCCAGGTCATCGAATAGTTTCAATTTCTCCGAGTTGGCTTTGAGGACAGCCTCTACTGCGCCACGGCAAAATCCATAGTATTCAAAGCAAACAAGGTCGAGTTCATCGCCTTCAGTCAAATCATAAATCCTGGACATAACTTTCCAACTCGACTGAGAAATCGACCCTCAAAGGCCTGCCGTCGCTCGTGAATATGGTCCGGCCATCTTTAACTATCTTGATGACCCATCTCCCGAGGTTTTGCGCGCTTTCAGTGTCAGCTGCTATGAGCCGATAGGGTATCCCGGCTGCAGCCATTGAACGAAGATCGGACATCTGACTGAGTTTCCCTCGATAGTGAGGATAGAATAGACCACTCATAGTTATTTTCTCGCCATTCGAACCAAGAAACTGTCTAAGGGGATGGGCTCCGATTATCTTAATTTCGGCCCAGTTGAACGATGATTCACGGTCAAACTTTTGAAACGATATTCCCTTCGGCTCGAAGACAAAGTCCCCTAGCTTCGCAAGAAATCCGCTTTTTATGAGGTTGATTTCCATAGTTAAAAGCTGAGTGGGTCCACATAGCTGAATGCCGAGCTTTTAAATCCGGCCTTAATTTCATTTTTTAGCCTTGTGACCGTTTGAAGGGGGGCATCCTCTCCACTGACGGAAATATTTATCTTTTGATCAAGGTTGAAAGTCTGACTGCTGCTTTTATTGCCATACTGCAGGGCTTCTCTTGGGATCTCAGGAATGCGGCTTGGATTTAATTTACTGCTTTGATTCAGTTCTATTTGCTTAGAAAAGCGGATGTCGCGAGTCTCCCCGAATGATAGGAAATCACCAATTGATTTCATAATTGGTTTGAGGTCTTCTTCCCAGAATTTAATCAGCCAATCTTTGGTTTCCTTCAACCATTTCACGACTGCATCCCAATTCTTGACCACGGCCCATATTGTTGTAATAAGGGCAAGCATCCCAGAAATGATGGCAACAACTGGATTAATGTTCATGGCAAGGTTTAGGGCTGTCTGAGCAATAGTAGCAATCTCAAGCGCTCCATTGATAGCCCACAATGTGGTCTTGTAGGCAATCATAGCCGCCTTACTCGCTGCGAGTGCCGCACCAAAATAACCAATAGCCGCAACCAGATTGTCATGCTCTGTTGCCAAAGCAGAAACCTGAAGCGCTCCGACAGATAGTGATTTCATCATTTCTGACAGTTTTGGGAGGAAAATGGCACCTATCGAAATAGCGACAGCCTCGACAGAAGACTGGAGGTTTTTCCATTCCCCAACAGTTGTTTTATTGAGTCGCTCCGAAATCTCCTCGGCACTATTGGTTCTCTCTAATGCCTCCGCCAGCTGCCCAAACTTCGACGATCCGAGACTCGCCTCTTGCATAAGCGCACGAAGTTCATTCTTGGATTTAGCAAACAGTACCGACATAGCTTCCAGACGTTTTGGCTCTGGCAATGACGACAAGGCGACCTCAATCTCTCTCGTCATTTGGTCGAAGGACTTATCCTTCTTATCGCTACCCCGTCTGTCAATTTTCAGGTCTTTAAGCTTCTGTTGGGCTGCTTTGGTATCGAGGTCCAACTCCATCTTGTCAACAGAAGGAGTGAACTTAAAGATTTCTGAGAAGCGCTTCTCAAACTGACCGCCCTCCAGACCCGCAAAAGCCTTTGCGAGTTCAGTAACCTTTGCAGACTTCGACATGCCATTTTTGAACGCTATTCCAAAGCGATCTTCCAGGACCTTTAGATCGTCTGAAGTCAAATTATCCTGGATGTACTTAAGAGATGATCTGAAAGCTGGTGCCATCTCAAGTTTTTTGATCTCAAATTTTAAGCTTCCTGATCCTGCGCTAGACAGGAGCGCTGTCGCGCCGGCTGCAGCCTCCTCGCCAAAGATATCTTTGATAAACTTCGCGCGTTCAGCAGTGCCCTTTCCAGCCAATTTCTTATCCAGCTGCTCAAGAATTGAGGGCAGAGGCAGAAGGTTCTTGTGGGCGTCCCTCAAAGAGACGTTAAGCAGTTTCAGTGCCTCTCGGCCTGCTGCTGGGGGTGAGGCAAGACGCTGATACATGGCTCTGAGCGCGGTTCCCGCCATAGAACCCTGAAGACCGACATTACCCAGGAGCCCCGAGGCTGCAGAGACTTCCTCAATCGAAGCCCCGAGGGCACTGGCAATCGGCGCTACATACTTCATTGTCTCTGCTAGACCAGTAAGATCGGTATTGGTCGATATGAAGGTTGCCGTCATGACGTTTGCAACGCGAACCATGTCAGTCGCATCCAGCTTAAATCCGGCAAGCATGTTACTCGCCATCTGGGCCGATTCTCCAAGCCCGACCTCTCCGGCAGCGGCAAGGTCGAGGACGCCGGCGAGGGAATCGATGATGTCCTGAACTTCAAAACCTGCAGTAGCCAGATAGGACTCTGCCGCCGCCGCTTCAGACGACGAGAATACAGTCGTATCACCTAAGCGCCTCGCTTCCTTGGTAAGCAGTTTCATTTCCTCGGCAGTAGCCATAGTCTGGGCTCCAACCTTTGCCATAGCATGGTCGAATTCAGCTGCAATCTTAATGGGTGTGCCAAGACTCAAAGTCATCGCAGTCAGCTCAAAGGCACCGCCAACTATTTCGCCCCTTAGTTCCCGACCACGATCTGATAGCTTTTTGAGTTTGCTGGCATTTTTATATGATGCCTGCGTTTTCCCAGTAGCATGGGCTAGCTGCTGTTCAAGCCTAGCGAGATCTTTAACGTCATGGCCAGCTTTCTCAAGAGACTGCTCATAGGCCTTGATGGCTTCAGTCTGCGTATGAAATGCAGCAGTATTAGCCTTCAGTTCATTTTCCGCCTCCTTAAGTTTGGTCTTTAGAAGGGAAACAGTCTGACCATTTTCTGCGAGCAATTTATTCTCGGCTTTCACCGCAGCTTGATGGCTATTTAGGGCTGCTTTTGACGCCGAATAACCTACACTGAGTGAATTTAGGTCCTTCTTGACTGACGCAACTGCAACCCTTTGCTGCTCCAAAGCAACTTTACTTTTCTCAAGGGCGGCCCGGTACTCGGGCAACCGCGTTTTTGCAGCCAAATAAGCCTGCAACGTTTTTTCCATTTCTTGCTTAAGACTGGCAGACGCTGTAGCCTCAACTGCCATCTCATTTGCATTGAGTTTGGATGAGAGCGAAGCCTGCTTTGTCGCCTCAAGATGTTTCCAATATGCAACTTTAGCTTGATCAAAAGCCTCACTTAGGTTTTTGACCTCTGTTTTGGCATCTTTGAGTCGATTTTTCTGCTCTGCCTTGGCTGCAGCCAGCCGGTTGACTTCATTCTTTAGATCCGCTTCTTTCGTTTTGGCTTCGTTCAGAACCTTAAGATGCTTCGCCATCTCAATTCTTAGTTCTTCAGTTCTTTGCCTTTGAATTCCTTCAGCATGGGTCGCGCTTTGAAGCGCTGAGGTAAGTCCCGGAAGCGAGCTTTGGGTGGCGTCAATTTTAGCCTTGAGCAGCTCCGTCTCCGTACGAAGGTCTTTTAGACCAGAAGCACTTTTGGACGCAAAATCCAACTCAGAAAGCCTTTTCTTAAGGTTTCCAATCCTCTCGCTTGCCGTCATGAATACCGAGTCGAACGAGCCTTGAAAGCCCGCCGCGATCTCGATCATCACCTGTTTCTTAGAATTCAATCAGCGTTTACCCAAACGTCATCAGAAGTCACTGCCGTCGAGTCAGAACTGTCGAGCGAAGAAAGCCAGAAAAGGCAGTCGTCTTCGCTCATAGAGAGGACTTCATTGGCAGAAAAGCCATATTCTTTGTGGAGGAGTCTTACGACTCTGGCGATGTTTCGCTCCTCATCGGTGATGTCTGTTTTTTTTGGCTGGCGCTATTAAACAGCCGCTGAACGGCATCAGTGACCAGCTCAAAGTCATCAAGGGAAAGACGGTCAAACGCCTTATCTGGAATTTCACAGAGAGCAGCACAAAAAACAATTCCAGCTTCTTCGGCGTCGAGTCCTTTACTCTTGGCCTGTAGTCTCCGGTGGCCGAGCTGGATACAGTCTGGCACCGTAATCGATTCATAATGAACCCCTTCAAACTCAAAGGGCCACTTCAATTTTATTTTCATCAGACCTTCAATGATTTTCGAATTGTGTCGCCGTAGTCGACGCCAGAAATAAACTGAATACCGTTTTCCAAATCGATATTTATGAGCGGAATGTCATCGAGCATAAACGAATATCGGTAAACGGCCATCTCAATCGTAAGATTGGCTGCCTTGATATCGCCTGCTTTCCAGGTACCAAAATCAAGGCCTTTGATCCAACCTTGCATGACAGAAGTCAGCGGTTCTGCGTCTGCCCCCTGCCGTTGCCGAGCACCAGTGACAAGGGTTGTCACATTGCCTCCAACCGAAAATCCAGTTGAAAGCAGGATTTCAGAAGGAATTTCGAGAAGTTTGAGGGTGGACTCCAATTTCTCAAGAGAAACCCCGACTTCTAGAGGCCCATGCATGGTCGAGGCTTGAAACTCTTCCGTCTTCACCTTTATCTTTGGAAGCGTGATTTCTTCAGCTCGAAGCTTGTAGTCAAATCCGTTGATCTGAACATTAAAATTTTTTAGAAACTTTGGTAACGGCAATCAGGGCGTCCTTAGGCGATCAAGTTCGAGAGGTATTTGTCAGTGATTTGCTCCTCAAACGTCAGTGTCTCTGAAACAGGGGATGGGGTGAATTCGTAGACGAACCATGCTTTGCCATCAAAGAGGTTTTGTGGAGTGTTCAAGTCTTTCTTCGCGTAGCAAGTTCCTCCAGCAATGGCTCCGAGCGTCTGAAGATCGCCAAGATATTTATTTACGCTGGCGACAACAGTCTCGAAGTAGGTTCGAGTGAGATTGCGTGCGACCGCGTATAGGTGCGACGAAATCAGGGCTTCTTTAATGGCGTCCGAAATTCTAACTTTTTGAATTTGATTGGACTTAAGATCTGTTTGATCACCACTTCCTCTGATACCCCAGAGCCTGAAACCATTCAGACGCACGATTGTGGCAACCTGGACGGCGTTTAGCTTTTGAGCTTCTGACTCCGGATCATCGAGAGCGAAGGAAACAGTCCGGGAAGTTCCAATAATCCCTTCAATCAACTGATTTGATGGTGATTCCCAAAAATTGATTCTGCCAAAAATCCCCGCAGCATGGGCGCTTGCAGGAACGGCAACAAAATCACTTCCCGAGAGCAGCCGCGCTTTGGGATTTACAATGTAGAGGCGTTCGCTGCCATTGGCTCTCCGATAGTCGAGCTCCTTCTTGTCTGGGGCATCGACTACAGCGATAGCATTGAGACGTTTAGCAACTGAAACCAGCTTACTGGCAATTGGATCGGCAATGACTTCTGGCAATTATTGAACTTTCATACTGGCAGTGGGTACTAATGGGCGTGAACTTTTAACAAGACTGGGCGCCGCGCTCGTTTCCAATGCTGGTTCGGTTATCTCGGCCAAACTCACGACTGGAGTGGCCACAGGAATATTCCCTGTATGTCCAGGTGCGCAAATTATCTTTGGTTTGTAGTTTGTAAGGGCTTCCGAATCGAGAAACTTATCGATTGCATTGGAAATGTCTTCGAGTGACTCTGACTTCGCTCGCACAACGATAACGGTCTGAGCCCTCTGATCAAAGATCGCCCGAACAGATAGGTAGAGCGTTCCTTTCTCATTTTCCGTCGTTACCTTCGTAAGATCAGGTAGTATAGCGCCCAAGGCATCCTTTTGCTTAAAGAATACAGTTGGTGTCTCGACAGGTAAAAGCTTGTCATCTGCCTTAGGCGCGGTACCAACTACTCCAACAACCGCTTGATTTGGTGTCACAATAACACGAACATCGCCACCACCTTTGACGACTCGTATCCCGTTTAAATAGTCCTGATCTGACAACTAGAAGCTCGCTGATGAATTTTGATGAAATATACGTTTGAGAGAGCTGCTGGCAGGTGCTGTCTGCCGGCATGCGCTCTGTATTGCCTTGATTTGCAGGCTATTGAATGACTTACCCGGATCGACTTCATAGCTTGTGCGTGAAAGCCTAACTATACACGCATTGGGAAATCCAATCCAAGAGAGCGCCAGCTTCATCCCAAAGAGGGTGCCCCGGTACTTCAGGAATTTTAAGGCATCTGGAAATACAATTTCGAAATCCAGCAAATACCTCTCAAGATCCCCCAGGGACAGTTCCCACAATAGGGCTTCATGGAATTTGAGGTTGTTTCCATCCCTTATTGGAAGCGAAAGTTCAGGTGAGTATGCGGGCAGAAATTTTCTAAAGTGAAGGTCAATCATGCAGTCACCTGACTCAAAACGATGGCATTGAGCACCACATACTGCTGCTTACCGACCGCAATATCGTCGATCGGGGTCTGAATTGAGACGGATTCTATGCCATCAACATGCAACTGTGAGTAAATCCACGAGAGGGACAGATTCCAACCGAGACGGGAACTTTTCCAAAAGTTAAGCGAAAATGTCTGTTTCAGTTCATCCAGATAGGCTTGGCCTTTTCCCGATGCTAGTTTTGCCCGGGCTTGAATATTTACAACTCTCGGCTCCGCAACCACGACTTCAAAAAGATCGAACGCAGGTTTGATATGGTCCTGACCAATAAAGTCAGTCACTTTCTTCAGAATCATTGCCATATCGGACGCGATCCTGATATTCGGCTGCAGATAGATCAAGATTTTATCGCCATTTGTCTCTACATGAGCGTCAAGAACTGGGAATTGATCGATGCTCAGGGCTCCTTCATTTGCGGAAGCAAGGGCAAGGCTTCTGTACATTTCAAGCGAGCCCGCAGGCGAGGCCATATGAAGGTTTAGTCGCATCCGTTCCCGAAATGCTTCCAAGGTCTCCCCGTCTCTCCTCCTACCAAAGAATAGAAAGTCGAGGTCCTCCGAATATCGAAGGAGCAAGGATGTGGCCGCAGCGTTGATCCTTGCCCGGATCATGAGTTCCGACATGCATAGTTCACATAGGGCTCGATAGATGGGGTCTACAGGCACTGGAGTCTTAAAACCTGGATATTTAGCTTGGTAGCTCTCTGTAAAGCGGGCCAGCTTTTCGGCAAAAATAGCATCAAAATTAAGATCTTCTTCAATTTTTGGGGTGGCCGTCATATTCGATCACTTACGGTAAAGACTACATCCTGCCACTGCACAGACACTTCGGCTGTGAGCTGACCGTCTGCAGCTATCGGGTTCATGATGAGAACCTTTAGATCAGGCAGAAGCCGTTCGGCGCTATCTATGAATTCACTGCTGAGGCCGAGCAGCCATAAATCTGTCATTGGCGCCGCGAGATAAGGTTGAAGATCTGGGCCTAGCTCTCTATTCATGACCATCGTTCTTTTAAACGTCTTCATCAGCCTTCGAATGCATTGGCGAGCGTATTTTTCGCCATCGATCATCCGCCCTGTAATTTCGTCCATGCCCATCACTGGAGTTTGCCTTGACTGACTGGGCCTCCACCGCTGGGCGCAATCCCAACGACGACTGCGTTTTGTATAAGGTGACTAATGAGGATCTCGGCAAACCTTTGCCAGGCATCCTCGTAAGAACCTGCGGTCTTCATCATTGATTGAAGCTTTTCCGCAAGAACTGCTTCGCTTCCGTTCAAAGCCATTTTTATCCAAAGCTTTCGAGTTTAGTTTTAATCATAGGCAATTTTGCTGCATTTTCTGTCGAAAGCTGGGGTCCAAAAAGTGTGGGTGTCTTGGACTGACCAATAATGCCTAGAGCCTCTGCAAGAAGGGATATCAGCTCACCACTTGCGTTTTTAATGGAAGCCTTAGCCGCCTCAATATCTATATGTTCGACTTTCAGTGACAGAGTGTGCGTTGAAATATCATAGGACCACATGCCGCCATCAGAAAACTTTCTAAGTATAAGATTGGGATCTTTGGATGGTGCCGGCTTCTCTTCGGAATAGATTCCCGTCAGCACAAATCCTGCAGCTAGCTCTCCCCCTGGGGACAAAATGAGGCATCCCTCGCCAACTTCGGGCGGGTCCCAATCTATTGTGTTCCAAGCTCGCCTTTGAAAGTAGGGGAGCCAGTCTGTTGTAAGCTCTCCCGAATCCACTCGGACAAGGGCTGCATCGTAGTCGATCTCTTGGATGGTACCCGGCAGGATCATATTAGCAACCCTACGGCTCAATTCTGACATTTCTCGGATCAATTGGGTTTTAGGTCCTCGCTCAAGTAGCGGACCCGATATGTTTGCTGGGCAGCAGAAATAACCTGATCGCCATCCCCATCAACAACAAAGTCGCTGGATTCAAGATCCAGAGACGAAACCAGTGCCTCAAGACCAGGATCAGACAGTAAAATGTCTTCCACTCGATCCGCCAAATCATACATCTCGTCCTCGGCATCTTCCCGAGGCTGCAGGGCAAGCTCGACCCTTAGTTCCAATTCCCTCTCCTGGCTATCACCCAAAGGATCAAGAAGCCTCTCGCTTGGAAAGTAGATGAGGGCCGCTGGAAGGTCAGACATGGACAATGCTGCTGTCCGTGCTCCAAAGCGATTGATATCAAGCTGCATCTGCAAAACTTCGCGAATGCGCTGCCGAATCTTTCGACGGATTACCCTAGAATTTCCCATGTGTGACCGCTTCATTCAAATCGCTTTGCAACCTCTCCAAGGTTATTTCAAAAACGCCGACTCCGGAGTTCGAAATCTCTTTGATCACATAACGGTTGCCAGTTCTTAGACTGGTCAACTTTTCACTTCCCTTTAAACCAACTGTATCGCTCGCTTGAACCAAAATCACAGAGTTGAGTTTCAAAGCTGACGGCTTTACCTGAGTGGACTTGTCCGAATACTCAAAGAATTCGACGACAAATTGTCTCCCTTCATCCGTTTGAAACTCGTCTTTCGTATTCAATCAGGCAACTTTGATGAGACAGGTCGCATTCGGATCGTATGGCACCAAGAGCGGAGCCGATTGAATCATAATGAAACGGTGCGATGGGTCGTCAGTCTCCCAACTTTTCAGGAAAAATGGTCGAGCACCATTGTCGATTTTGAGATCTCTAATAGACCCATAGTGCCTCACACCTTCGATTGACTGACCCGTTAGCAAGACTTCTGTTGGTTCGAGGAATCTTTTTTCGACTCCGTCATCCAGATATCGCCCGTAATGAACGAAGACATCGAAGTCACCAAAACGGCCTTTATACTGCACGTCTTCCGACTGCTGGGTTGGAGTTAGAACAAGCGTGGTATCAACATTCCGCAAGAGGTCTGCCGCTTTTTTTACCTCGTTATTCGCTCGGAAATAATTCCAGGCACTCGGACCCATAATAAGATCAGTTGCCCGAGCAGAATTGTTCGACTTATCCCTGACCAACTGGCTTTTTCCTTCTAGGAATTCAGTGATCTTTACGTCTGGATTTGACCACTTTTCAGCTTCGGGAAGCTCAATATTCAGTTCAGGTGCACGGCCAAAATCCACAACATGGTCAAAACCTTCACCTTTAATGATCGCTTTCCCTGTCTTCGTGACTTCCGCCGCCATGACTTCAAGCCGGTTATTGAGACGCTCCCGCAATCGGTTCACATCGTTGATCACATGCAAGCGCATGCGCTGATCAGCCGACATCGTGCCACCAAGCGATTCCCCAGCCATGCGCTTTAACGGAAGCTCGGGGTCGTGTACCACTTTCTCCTTCACATAGGCGGGTTTATAGCTTTTGGTTTTGTATCCTTTGTGGGTGAGAATGCGGCCTTCATGGAGTGGATGAACGAATGGGGTAATCCCTTCGCTACTTTCCACGACATCGAATAGAATTTCTTCGCTCTCGTGGACAACTTCGGTGGGGAAATAGCGGTTTAGGAAAAAGCGAGGCTGCTGGCGAAGCCGACGAACAACGCGATCAAAATACCAAGTGGAATAGAGGGACGGCGACAACTAACGATTATCCTTTGATATAAATGGAGATAGGTTCAAGAACGGGTTTTACTGTTTCAAACGTGTGGCCTTTTCCAAGGGTAATGCCCCCCCGATAAAAGCTACCCGTATGATAAGCAATAGTAAGCTTGTCGCCTTTGCTGGCGTCCAAATCTTCCGCCAGGACTCGATATGGAGTTTCCGAGCCATCTGAAACAGCTTTGCCATCATCCGCAATCTTTGCTGAAATGACATATTTTCCGCTTGCTGTTTTTTTCCCAAGGAGAGTGCCACGCCTCAAATTCTGGCCTGCCTCAAGTACGATTGTTTCCGACTGAAGGTCAAAATGTCCGGCAATAAGATCTTGTGGGCGGTATTCACCGATTTCACCAAACGCTGGTTCGTATCCCATGCTCTTCCCTTATGCCAGATTCACAAGACCGAGGCTGGCTGCAAAGCGCAGATCAGAATCTAGATCTTCATCAACAGTTTGCGCGGGCTTCGCATCGAGATTGGCCAAGGCGCTGTCCGCCTTTCGAAGTTGGTCGATCTTTTTGGCCTTCCCCTCTTGCTCTTGAGTCAGTATCCGGAGGGCAGCCTCGCCAACGGAAATCTTTTCCTTGATAAGCTGACTAGCAAACTCCTGGGAAACGCGACCCTTTGCGATGTCCTGAATCTTCAGTATTCGCTCAATCTGGGCGTTTTCGATTTCCTCTGTCGATGATTTCACGTCGACATGAGCTTCTTGATTCGTTGATTCAGACGTATTTTTTTTGAAGTCCTCGGTTATCGACATGATGGTACCTTCGAAACTCGATATTTCATCGATCATTCCTTTTTCGAGCGATTTCTCGCCAATGAATACTGATCCCTGGCCAAACTTTGACAGAACGGTTTCGGGTGAAACGCCACGATTTCTCGCAACTTTTTGCACAAAAATAGCTCCCATATCATCGACAATCGTTTGAACCTCTTCTGCACCTTGCTCAGTACCTGGATCGCGGTTTTTGTTTGGAGAGATCGAACTAACGAACGAAATTTCCCCGGATATCCCGCTTGGTTTCACAAGTGTCTGGACTCCGATGCTGCCAAGGAGCGCCGTCTGGGAGGCAAATACCTTGGTGCAGGAAGAAGCAATCCAGTAGGCAGCTGAAGCCCCAAGCCCGCCGACATAAGCATAAATTGGCTTCATCTGGCGGGCGTTGAAGATGTGATCCGAAAGTTCCGCGCAACCGTTGGCTTCGCCTCCCGGGCTATCGATATTCAAAAGAATGGCTTTCACATCTGGAGATTGGATCATTGCTTCCAGGTCGCGGAGGACAATTTCGTAGCTAGTAGCACTGGAAACTTCTGAAAAAAGATTGGCCCTTTTAAAGGTTGGACCTTGAATAGGGATAATGCCGATCCCACCCCGCACAGTCGAACTATGCGTATACGATGGTTTCCGACCTAGGCTTTTTTCGAGAGCAGCTAAATCGCTTGTTCGGGACGCCACCGAGATCAAAGTATTCAAACCTTCCTCTGTGATGGCCCACTGCGATTGTTCAATAAGAGAGAGAGCTAAACTCAA